TCAGATTCAGATTGAGCAGCAGAAAGCAATGGCGGCAATTGAGACTCAAAGACTCAAGGCTCAGGCTGATATTCAACTGGCCAGAGAAAAGGCTGCGGCTGAACTCCAATTGAAACAGCAAGAGTTTCAGGTTGAGGCTCAGCTGAAAGCTGCCAAGATTGGAGCGGGTATTTCTGCGAATGTTGAGATACCCGGATGACGCCAGAACGCGCTGCTAACCTGATGCGAGACGATGAGTTTCGCGGTGAACTGAACAAGTTAAAGTCTATCTATACCGAGGCTTTACTAAATACTCACGAGTCAGATATTGACAAAAGAGAGAATTTTTATAGAATGATTCGTGCAATTGACGCGATCATCAGTCATTTTGAGGGAATAGCCTCAACGACTGAGATTAAGTCGAAACGCTGGAAAATCTTATAGGGGTTATATGGACACTAATCCGTCAGGAAGTGGCCCGCTGGATGTAAACAGTGCAGCCAATGCGATTCTCGGAATGATGGCCGATGAAGGCGAACAGCCGACTCAAGAGCCGCAGGAAGAAACGCAAGAGGTGCAACAAGAGCAAGTCGAGGAAACGCCGCGCTACCGGGTGAAAGCCGCAGGTGAGGAACGCGAAGTTACCATTGATGAACTCATTAAGTCGTATCAATTAGGCACTGACTACACTCAAAAGACCCAGGCGCTCGCAGAACAGCGTAAAGCTGTTGAGGCTGAAAAGTCTGCTGTCGAGCAAGCGAAACAACTCCGGGATCAGTACGCTCAACGTCTGGAACTTATTCAAAAAGTTCTTGCCGAGCAGAACAAACCGGAAGACGTAGAAGCTCTGAAAGAGATTGATCCGTTTAATTACGCAATCAAGAAACTTGAGCTTATTGACAAGAAAGAGCAGTTGAGAGCGATACAGGCTGAACAGCAACGACTCGCACAGATGCGACAATCCGAGCAGCAGCAAGCATTGCAGGCTCATTTAGCTCAAGAAGCCAAAAAGCTCAGTGACAAGTTGCCAGACTATGCACATCCAGAAAAGTCTGAGACTGTTAAAGCAGATATTCTGAATGCTGGCAGAGAGTTGGGATTTACGGATCAAGAACTTGGAGCAGCGTATGACAGCCGTGCGGTTCTAGCCCTTTGGAAGGCTGCGCAGTACGACAAACTTATGAGCCAGCGACCAAAGGCTAGCAGTCAGCCACCGCCGGTTCTTAAGTCCGGCGCTGCGAAGGTTGCACAACCAGAAACTGAATCGTATAAGGCTGAGCGAAACCGCCTGCGGAAGTCTGGTAAAGCCAGAGATGCCGCGTCCCTTTTTGAAAAATTCTTGTGAGAACATCATGCCTACCTTTACCGCACATACGGCCATTGGCCAGCGCGAAGACCTGATTGACGTTATCTACGACATCAGCCCAACCGAAACCCCTATTATGTCCACGCTTGCGCGGACTAAAGCCACCGCTGTTTTCCACGAATGGCAATCAGATAGTCTCGCCAGCGCTACGTCAGCGAATGCAGCCGTTGAGGGAGACGACGCTGTTAGCGCTACGATTAGCCCGACCACTCGTCTTGGTAATTATTGTCAAATTGCACAGAAGACAATTCAGGTTTCAGGAACGCTTCAGGCCGTGAACAAGGCAGGAAGAAAATCTGAGGCCGCTTACCAGTTGAGCAAGGCTTCAGCCGAGCTTAAGCGGGACATGGAAACTATTATCGCTGCCAACCAAGGCCGTGATGCTGGTTCGTCCACGACTGCTCGTAAACTCGGCGCAATTCTGTCGTGGCTGAAAACCAATACGTCGAAAGGTACTTCTGGTACTGACCCGACGACCATTGGCGTTTCGACCCGTTCGGATGGTGCTACCCGCACGTTTACCGAGACTTTGCTTAAAGATGTAATGAAACTGGTTTATGACTCGGGTGGTAATCCCACCATGTTGGTCGTTAACTCCGGTTTGAAGCAGAAAGCCTCGGCGTTTGCTGGTATCGCTGCTCAGCGTTATATGGCTCCCAGCGATCAGCCCACCACAATTATCGGGTCGGCTGATGTTTATATGGGAGATTTTGGTGTTCTCAACATCGTTCCCGACAGATTTGTTCGTACCCGTGATGCTCTGTTGATTGATCCTGAGTACATGGCACTTGCATATCTGCGTCCGTTCCAGACCAATGATCTGGCCAAAACGGGCGATAGCGAGAAAACTCAATTGTTGTGCGAGTTCACTCTTGAAGCACGTAACGAAGCTGCCTCGGGCATCGTGGCTGACCTTAATCCCGCGCTGTAATGGGTAAAGGGGAGGGGGAAACCTCTCCCCTGCTTACATGAAAACATTGTTCTCTGTTGATCAAGGCCGGTACACAGTTGCACATGCGACTGATGACGGTATCGTGCTGGAAACCAAGCAGGATGTATCCGCAATCCTAGAAGCCAATAAGCGCGAATACAACGCTTCTGATGGCAAGTTTGAGCCTGTTATAACCAAGGTTGCCAGCCTTCCGCTTACAGTCATCGACGATCTAAACCGCAAGGGAATCATGCAGGGGTTTGGCATCAAGGATGACAAAGCATTCCGAGCGTTTCTAAACCATCCTGATAACAGATTCTTCAGGACTCACCCAGGGAAAATATGAAAATAGCCATCTGTGTTCCGTGTCGTGATGAGGTCATGTCGTCGTTCTGTTTTGACCTTTGCAGACTGGTGGAATACGAGGCTAAACGTGGGGTGATTGATCTTCAGTTGATGCAAATGCCTGGGACGCTGATATTTACTCAGCGAGAGAAACTGGCGGCTGAGGCGATGCAGATGGGATGTGAGGCTGTCCTGTGGATTGACAGCGATATGAGGTTCCCGGCAAACACGCTGGAAGTGTTGCTGGCTAGGGATGTACCTGTAATTGGGGTAAATGCTACCACTCGCAGAGAGCCTATCTTGCCGACTGCGTTGAATCTTGAGATTACTAGAGAAATGCTTGACGGTAAACCAGAGCCAAAACAAGTTTGGCACAAGGTTGAGTCAAGAGGGAAAACGGGCATAGAACAAGTGACAGCGGTGGGTTTCGGTGTTACACTTGTTCGCAGAGCGGTTTTCGATACATTGCCTCGTCCGTGGCACGACATTATCTGGACGGATTTTGGCAATGTTATCGGGGAAGACGTCACGTTTTGCGTGCGGTGCATGGAAAACGACATTCCCGTGTTTGTTGACCACGATCTGTCCATGATGATCGGACACACTGGGGCGCGGACATTTGGATGGGATGACGTAAAATATGGCACTAGCAACGTACAGCGACCTAAAGACAAGCGTCGCAAACTATCTCGCAAGAAGTGACCTGACCAGTCAGATTCCTGACTTCATCTCGCTTGCAGAGATCCGCCTACGCAGAGAGCTGCGTATCCGCCAGATGTTGACCTCCACCAATCTCACGACGGTTGGTGGTACTGCTACGGTCAATCTACCGTCTGACTTCCTAGAGCTAAAGAACCTGTATGTAGATGGTAATCCGACGTATTCCATGACGTACATGACTCCATCCACGCTTGAGCGGGATGGCTATACCTACGAATCAGGCCGTCCGCTGTATTACACGGTCCTTGCAAGCACGATCAAGTTCGGCCCTACGCCGGACACAGCCTACACGGTTCCGCTGCTGTATTACGCTGCTCCTGCGTTTTTGAGCGACTCCAACACAAGCAACGCTTTCATGGCTAACTGCCCGGATCTGTTGCTGTACGCCAGTCTTGCCGAGGCTGAGCCGTATCTCATGAACGACGCTCGGATTGCTCTGTGGTCACAGTTGTACGACCGTGGGGTAAAGAATCTTTCTGAGTCGGACGACAGGGCGGAATACTCTGCGTCTCCGTTGGTCATGTCGGTGTTGTCACGATGAAAGTATTGTTTGATCAGTGGACGCCGGATCGGTCTGGGTTGGAATCCAACCTGATTGATGCTAAGAATGTCATCCCTACTGCTGCTGGGTATTTGCCGTTGAACGAAGCCGCTGATATCAGTCAGGCGGCAACCGAAAACTTGCTGGTTTCAATTCCTGCTAAGTTTGGCGGAACGCAGTATTTGTTCGCTGCTGGGCCGAATAAGCTATATCAGTTCAATCCTAGCTCTACGGCGTTGGAAGACCGTTCTAGGGTCACTGCGTACACCACCACAGACTTTTGGGACCACGCTGTATTTGGCGGTGTTCTCATAATGGCCAACGGTAAGGATAAGTTGCAAGCCTGGACACTTGGTTCGTCGGCGGTGTTTTATGACTTGGATGCGGCAGCTCCTGTTGCGAAGTATGTGACGGTGGTTCGAGATTTTGTGGTGGCTGCTAACACGACGACAGATCCAAATAAGATTCTGTGGTCGGATATAAACGACGAAACAAACTGGACGCCTGGAACAGGATCGCAGTCTGACAGTCAATTCATCCCTGATGGTGGCGACATCATGGGAATTACTGGTGGCGAGTTTGGCATTGTGTTGTTGGAGCGGTCGATTTATCGGATGTCATATATTGGCGCTCCGTTGTTCTTCCAGTTTGACAACATCACCCGTTCGCTGGGTTGTTTGAGCCGTGGGAGCATTGTGCAGTCTGGTGGATTCACATATTTCCTGTCGGATGACGGGTTTTATGTGTGTGATGGCCAGACGGTAAAGCCCATAGGAAACGAGCGTGTAGACAGGTGGTTTGCTGACAATGTAGCCCCGTCGCTGATACAGAACATTGCGTCAGCGATTGACCCGGTGAACAAGGTAGTGATCTGGAGTTTTTCTAATACGTTTGCACAGACCTACCTGTTAATTTACAACTGGGCTGTTGACAAGTGGTCTTATGCCCAAACAACGGCTGATTTCGTGTCTACGTTAGCGACTCAGCCCGTATCGGTAGAAGGTCTTGACCTGTACTCTGCCTCGTTGGATGCGCTACCAGCGTCTTTAGACTCTCGATTGTGGGCTGGTGGACAGATTGTTCTCGGTGGCGTTCGGGATGCGAAGATCGTCACGTTTAGCGGCGACCCGTTGACTGCTGTATTAACGACCGGCGATATTGATGCTGGCGCTAATTCAATGATTCGCCTTGCTAGGCCTCTGATTGACAATGGGTCTGCGAATGTATCTGTTGCTAGTAGGCAAAGGCTGGATGGCGAAATCACCTTTTCTACGCCGGTGTCTGCATCAAGTGAAAACCGGGTATCTCTGCGGTCTAATGGGCGATTCCATCGTGTATCGGTGACTCCGACTGGAGCATGGGCTAAGGCGATGGGCGTTGAGTTTGAAATAACGCCGACTGGGGGCCGCTAATGTTTCGCAGGCTATCCCAACAAGGCGGGACACCCAGGGATGTTGCGGAGATCGTCAACCGCATTCTAGACGGCAAGATTAACTCTGTCGGCAACCTTACGCTTGCAACGGGGAATGTAACCAGCACCACGCTGTACGATGAGCGTATCTCTGAAGAATCGCTGATTCTGTTTGCCCCTGCTAACGCTGCTGCAAGCGGGGATGAGATTCCATTTGGGTCGTTTCAGGACTCAACAGACCAAGTTGCTGCAAATACAACAACGGCGTATGCGGTGCAATTTGGGACGACAGATTACTCGAATGGGGTGTCCGTTGCTAGTGGTAGTCGGATTACCGTTAAGTCTCCAGGTGTCTACAATTTCCAGTTCAGTATTCAGTTTGTAAATACTAACAGTCAGATAGAGGATGTAGATATTTGGTTTCGCAAGAACGGGACGGATATCGCTAACAGCAACTCTAAGTATTCTGTCCCAAACAAGCATGGGAGTATTGACGGTCACTTGATTGGTGCGCTGAACTTCTACGTTGAGCTGGTTGCCAATGACTATGTAGAAATCATGTGGGCGACTACAAATGTGGCGTTGTCAATTCAACAGTTGCCAGCGCAAACAACTCCTACTCGACCGGCAACCCCTTCAGCGATTGTCACTGTCAACAAGGTAGACGAATCGTCAACGTCGGATGTGTGGGCGTCCAATCAAACGAATGGTCAGTGTACGGTCAATCACTTTTCCAATAACACAGCAGACAAGGTATATCGATATGTCGTCTTGGGTTAAAGCTCTTGTGCAACCAGAACAGATTGGACAGGTTTGGGCGTGGATGCGTCCTAAGCTGGAGGAAGTAGCGCAGTCTAGTCCGGTTGCATGGATGCCAGAGGATGTGTATTGCGAGATCAAAGAGCGTCGTGCGTATCTTTGGCTAGCGTTGAAAGAGAACCAGCCTGTTGCGTTTTGCGTGATGCAGCCGAGCAAAGAGGGATTGCATATGTGGGCGGGTTGGGCTGAGTGGAGTTTGGATGGGGCGATGGAGTTGGCGAAAGAGATCGCCACAGAAGCCAAGGTAAAACGATTGACATTTAGCAGCCTGCGCCCTGGGTGGGAGAAGGTTGCTCCTGAGTTTGGTTTTAAGCCCATTCAATGGGCGTGTGAGGTGTGATATGAGTGGCCCACAATCATCTGTTGTTAGTTCTGCTCCTGGTACGCAGTCGTATATCAATACAGGGCTTACAGAGGCTCAACGGCTGTTTAATCTTAAGGGCCCTGACGTTTACAGTGGCAATTGGTATGTAAGCCAAGACCCGGCCACAAAGAGCGCACTTGACCTTGCCAAAACACAGGCGCAGTCCACTAGCACTCTTGCAGACGCTGCTGCTCTTACTGCTGGCAAGACGTTGCGCGGCGAGTATCTTGGGATGAACCCGTTTTTTGAGGGGGCATTCAAATCAGCGATTGCTCCTATTACACAGAGCTTCCAAGATGCAATGGCTAACCTATCGTCTCAAGCATCTAGAGCTAGACGATACGGGTCTGGGGCAATGCAGCAGTTGCAGGCTAGAGCGACGGGACAGCTTGCCGAACAGTTATCTAACATTGGTGGGACGCTGGCGTTTAGGGGGTATGAGTCTGAGCGTGAGCGTCAACAAGCAGCTTTGCAAAACGCGCAGAACCTTGCAGGATTAGAGTATTACGACATCAACAAATTGTTGGGTGTTGGGCAAGCACAAGAAACCTACGAGCGAGAAAAGATGGCTGGAGAAATGGCTAAGTTCCAAGCCCAGGAAATGCAGCCTTACGCCAACCTGCAAAGCTATCTATCGTCCGTTTATAGCGCTCCTGCTGGTCAGCAAGTAACCACTACCTATGAGCCTAACAAGTTGCTGGAGGGGTTAGGTGGTGCACTTGTCGGAAGTACGCTGCTAACTGACCCTAACAGCCCATTGAAAGCTGCTCTAAGTCAGTTGGGCACTGCTGGAACGGCTTTGTTTGATTTTTTAAAGGGACAGTTTGGCGGCGGTACTAACTCGTATGGCGTGACTCCTGCCCAGGCTGCGGCGAATTTGGCGACTGTTGAGCGGTCGATGGGAGGCTAATCATGGCTGTTGATGCTGGGAAAATTCAAGAACTGCTTCAACAAGCGGCTCCAAAAACATTAGATGAAACAAGGGTAACGCCTGCTTATAGTCCAACTCCGGTTGGGACAAAAACCGGGTATCAATTTGTCGGTTATCAAGCTGACGAGCCTGTTTATAATGAAATACAAGTCCCAAATTACCCTCAAATTGGATGGTACAGCCCATCTTTAGGAAGAAACCTAACAGAAAATGAAGCTAGGTTTGTTCGTCCTGTTGAGGGGCAAGTTCCTGATTCAGGCGGGGAAGGTTCTGGCTACAGGGTTGAAGAAGTTGGCAGATTTTTTGTTGGGGAAAAATTAGCCAAAGTTTTGACAGAACTAGGCGCTAATCCTGAGTACATAAAAGCTCAAGACCCAGGATACGGCCCGGGTATTTTATTTAATCCGCTTGATGCTTTCCCGACAACCGCTGGCCCTGCTACAAATTTTGCTTTAACGGTTCGCCCAGGCGGTACAGAAGTTAGCGCATACCCTTCTGGTACATTGCTCGGAAGTTATTCCGCAGACAAAGTTCTTGACGCTTTAGCAAAGGCTGCTAACACAGCGTTGTTGACAAGTGTCGGTGGGATGGCGCTTGGCCCTGCTGGCGCTGGGTTGTTGGGGTCTACAGGCGCCGGTGCTGTAGCGGGTGCTGCGTTGCCAGCAATTCAAGGGAAAGATACGCAAGACATTATTCGCGGGGCGCTTGGAGGTGCTGTTAGCGGATATTTGCAACCAGCTCCCATTGTTGAGTCTATGCCTACCTCGTTCGGTGCAGGGATGCCTTTCGATGAGGCTATAACCGCTGCACAAGCCGCAGATTTTGCTGGCATGGCTGGTATTACACCAGAGATGGCTGCGTCTAATCTAGGGCTTTTAGAAGCCTCTATGGTGTCACAGTTGCCTTCTAGTATGCCTGGGGTATCTGATCTCCGGTTAGATGTTATGCCGCAACCTCAAGTACAGCCTGCGCTTGGCAACCTCGATAAGTCGATGTTGTTAGGTGATGCTGGATATGGCGGTGCTGAGGCGTCGCAACTTGCTGGGACGCCGGGAAGTTCTGTTGACCCTGGCTCGCTTATGGGCAACGCTGATAAAGCGGCTTTGCTTGGCAATGAAGGCTATGGCCCGATGCCTGACCTGACTGTTAATCAAGCCCCGATTACTTCTTCTCCGATTAGTAGTCTTGGCAAAGGCGCAACTGTGCGTGACTTTGTAGAGTTTGTAACCAAAGGCGCTGTGACCGGTGCAGGTATGGGGGCGCTTGGTGCTATCCCGTTGTCGAGTGTCCCGGGGTTGAAAGACTTGTTCGGTGGCGGGGATGCGGCGGCAACAACTACGCAGGGGTCTCCGTTTGGTTCGCTTGCGAGTACAGCTCTAGGTGCGTTGCTTGCGAATAGAGGTCAAGCAGCTCCGCAAGCTGGTGTATCTGCTGGCAAGGCTCCTGACATTGTTGGGCCTGTTGCATCTCTGCTGGCACCGAAACTTGTCCAGCGTCAACCTATTTCGCTGCTGTGAGGCAATCATGGACGGTCTAGCTAGTTTGTTGTTTCCCCAGGCACCCTCTTACGCTGAGGGTCTGCTGGGTGCAGATGAAGCCCAAAGGCTACAGAGTCAAGCGCAACGATCTGGGTTGTTGAACCTGGGGCTAGGTCTGCTGGCTGCTGGGGCACCGTCTGCTGTCAGGACGGGCACGGGTGCTGGGTTGGTACAGGGTTTGATGGCTGGGCAGGAAGCGTATCAGCGGACGTATCAGCAGCGTCTCCAGGAAATGGAGATGATGAGGAAGTTGCAAGAGCAACAGCGTCAGCAACAGATGCAGCAGGCTGTGCAGCAACTAGGCCCACAAGCTCTTGCTGGCAATCAAGAGGCTTTTTCGCAACTGGCTCAGTTTCTAGGCCCGGAGCAACTGTCTAAGTTTGCGACTGCGGCTAAGACAGCCCAAGAGATGCGTGGGATGGGTAAGCCTGAATATGTATTTGAGAAACTACCTGATGGCACGGTCATAAGAATTGACAAGCGCGGGGTTGAGCCTCCTCAGCAAATCTGGGCTGCAAGCAAGGCGCCAAAACTTGATGATGCCGGGATGATTTATGCCCAAGTCAATTTTGGCAAAACAGAGGGTTTAAGCCCCGAGCAAATGGCAGAGGCATTCAACTTCCAAAGCAGGCCGTCTCCGGCCTCTTACACAGACCTGTTATTGAAAGCTGAAACGATTAAGGCTGATACCGGGGTAAATATTGTCCCGCAGGTTGCAGCGCTTGGGCAGAGGGTTCTTGGGACTCAAGCTCAGCAAGTGGCTACGCCTGCTGCCCCGCAAATGGCTCCGCAAGTATCCCCCGTTGCAGATCGAGTTGCACAAGTGACGCAGCCGGTTCTGCCACAAGAGGCTCAATTGTTTCAACAGGCAAGCCCTCAAAACCCAATGGTCGCCAATGAGGCTGTTCCATTGAAGTTGCGGAACGAGCTTAAGGCGTCCCAGCCAGCAGTATTGAAGTCTAGTATTCAAGCGGCAAGAGAAATCCGAGACTTGCGAGATACAGCCGAAAAGTTGCTTGCAAATGAAGCGGGGCTTAAGAGTGCGGTTGGGTTTGGCGGACAAACCATGTCACTGATTCCAGGAACTCCAGCGGCTGATGCTGCTGCTGTTCTTGACAACCTGAAGAATCGATCATTTACAGCGGGTATTCTTGCGCTGCGTCAGTCGTCTCCAACAGGTTCTGGGGTCGGGTCATTGACTGAACGAGAAGGCGCAAGGTTTGAGAACTTGCAGGCAAGTCTTGGTCAGGCTCAGTCTTTTGAACAAATTAGAGATCAGCTTCGCCAGTTGCGAGACTACTCAAACGAGACGCTCGGGCTGCTTCGTGATGCCTATTCGACCGACTTTGGCCCAAATAAAACGATTGATGAAGTCATCAAAAAGTCTGTTGTCCAACAACAGCCAAACACTCGTAAAAAGCTAAATGAAATCTTTGGGAGGTAGAGATGGCTCTGGCTGACAAAATCTCAGCGGCTCGGAAAGAGGGCATCTCTGATCAAGAGATTGTCAACTACATTTTAGAAAACAAACTATCGACAAAAGTATCCGAAGCTGTTCAAACCGGCGCTTCTGCAACAGAAATTTTGGATGTTGCAACAGCAAGTAGAGGCCCTATTGAACGTGCATCGCGCATCCCTGGCTTGATGGCTCGTGGTGCAATGCCATCGGCAATAGGAGCACTTGCTGGCGCACCGTTGGGGCCTCCCGGAATGCTGGCTGGGGCCGTTGCTGTTCCTGCTGCGGAAGCGTTGTCTCAGTTGTACAATCTAATTGCTCCGCAACAGTATCAAATGGCAATGACTCCAATGCAGGCCATTGAAAAGCTAGGAACTCAGATCGGCTTGCCGCAAGCTGAAACATTGCCAGAGCAAGCTATTCAAGCAGCGTCCGGTGCTGTTGGCGGTGTTATGAGCCAAATCCCTGGAGCGGCTAGGCTGGCACAGACCGCAGCAACTCCAATGGGACGTCAAGTAGCGGAAACTTTTGCAGCCCGCCCTGGCGCTCAAATTACAGGCGCTGCTGTTGGCGCTCCGACAGGGGAGGTTGTTTCTGAAGTTACCGGTTCTCCCATTGCTGGGGTGCTGGCAGGGATGGCTGCTGGCGGTGCGGCTGGTGCAAGGCGCGGGGAACTTGAAGTAGCTCCTACTCGGGCCGCTGTTCAAGCAGAATCGCAGGGCGCTTATCAACGAGCAACGCAATCTGGCGTAATCGTTACTCCGCAAAGTCTGCAAAACGCTATTACTGGAATTGAGCAGCGAGTTAGGAATGCTGGATATGATGAGGGATTGCATCCTCGTGTTACGGCGGTTCTAAACCGTCTAGCGCAAGAAGGGCAACAACCTCGGACTCTTGATGAGCTTGAGATTTTACGTCGAGTAGCTTCTGGCGCCGCCGCATCGAACGAAAGGGATGAGCGCAGAATTGCTAGACTTATCGTAAACCAGATTGACGACTATGTTAATAACATCAGGCCGGCAGACTTAATTGCTGGGAATCAAGCAGGCGTAAACGAACTGCGAGATGCTCGTAGATTGTGGAGCATGAATGCAAAGGCTGGCGTGTTTGAGGAGATAGTTAATCGCGCTCAAACAACTGGATCTAGCACTTACACGCAATCAGGGTATGAAAATGCTTTAAGAAGCGAATTTAGAAGGCTCGCAAACAATCAGACTCGTATGCGCCAGTTTACTCAAGAAGAACAAGATCAGATCACGCAAATTGCTCGCGGTGGAACTTTGCAGAATATGTTGAGAATGATCGGGAAGTTTTCGCCGACTAGCGTTATATCTGCGCCGTTGTCTGCCGGGACTGGTTTTGTGCTTGGAGGCCCTGCTGGCGCTGCTGCTGTTCCTGCTGTTGGATTGGCAGCAAGAACTGCGTCAGAAAGAATGATGCAACAACAAGTTGACGAGCTTATAAACCAAATTTTGTTGGGTAGGCCGCAGCAACGTGGCGCTCCTACCTATTTCAATATCCCCGCTAGCGGTGCATCAACGCAGCCTGTTGAGGTTGAATAATCATGTCAAAGACCAAAATCAGCGAGTTTTCCACCACTCCCGGTGATAACACCGACATCAACGGCATCAACATTGCCGAAGGGTGTGCGCCTAGCGGGATCAACAATGCCATCCGGCAGATGATGGCTGATCTCAAGGAGTGGCAATCAGGCGCGATGGATGTGTATGTCGTCCCTGCGGGGACTGCTGCGGCTCCTGGTATCCAGTTCTACGGTGATCTCGATACCGGCATCTATCGTGCTGGTGCTAATCAGCTTGGGATTGCGATTGGTGGCGTGTCGGTTGGTTACTTTGACTCTACAGGCTGGATTGGGAACATCGCTGCTACTACGTTGGACGCTACGAATATCGAGGTGACTAATGTTAAGGCAAAAGACGGTACTGCTGCGTTCTCTATAGCAGACTCTACTGGTATCACGACGTATTCAAAAGAAGTCGTTGTAGCGGTTAATTCGGCGTCTAACGCAGTTAGGATCACTCAAGAGGGTGCAGGCGCTGCGTTTGTTGTAGAAGATTCTGCTAATCCTGATTCGACTCCGTTTGTTGTTGCTGCTGATGGGCGTGTGGGTGTTGGCACGGACAGTCCGACCCGCAATATCCATGTTACCGCTGCGTCTGGTACGCCTGGAATTACGCTGGAGTCTACAAGCAACTCTGCGTCTTCTCTGCCTGGGGTTCTGTTTAACCGTACCACGACATCTACACTTACGACTGAGTTGTTAGGTACGATGACATGGGTTCATGCTCTGACGGATGCGTCCACAACGACAGCAGCGCAGATATACGTCACTGCTAACAATACAGCAGGGTCTAATACGGCGACGATGTACGTCAATGCTAAGACCTCTGAAATCCTGCAAGTTAACGGTACTGATGTTTTGACTGTAGCGTCTACCGGAATCACGGTTGCTGGTGATGCTGCTGTTACTAACCTAAACGCAACAACTGTTGATGCTACTAACCTAGAAGTCACCAATGTCAAAGCTAAGGATGGAACAGCGTCTTTTGCTATTGCTGACACTACTGGTGCGGTCACGGTAACGAAAGACGCCATTGTCAACGGTGTGACTCTGGGTAAGGGTCTTGGATCTGTGCTGACCAATACAGCATTGGGCCGAAGTGCTCTTGCTGCTAACACTACTGGCGATCTCAATACGGCAGTTGGCAATCTCAGCTTGACTAGCAACACCGGCGGGACTGGTAACACTGCTGTCGGTCATGTGGCAATGACTAGCCACCAGGGCGGTTCGCTGAATACCGCTGTAGGAACTGGTTCGCTAACTGCGAATCTGAACGGCAACAACAACACCGCCGTGGGTCAGAGTGCGCTTGGTGCAGCAACAGGCAGCAGTAACACGGCTATTGGCAGCAATGCTGGCGGCCTTATTACGACAGGGAATAAGAATACGATTGTAGGTAATTACAGCGGCAACCAGGGTAGTTTAGACATCCGTACAGCAAGCAACTATGTTGTTTTGTCTGATGGCGATGGAAACCCTCGTGCCTACTGGAATGGCGCAGACGCTACGTTCGGAGGTGCGCTGACTGCTACAACCGGAAATTTCACCACCATCGACACCACGAACATAGAGGTCACCAACGTAAAAGCAAAAGATGGCACTTCAGCAATTACGATTGAAGACTCAACAGGGTATGTTGGGATTAATGCTTCGCCAGATTATCGGCTGCATATTGATGGCAGCACTAGTGCAGGCACGAGGGTGTTCGCAAGCTCAAGTTCGACCGAATTTTTTGATTCGTCTGCGGTTGAGTTGTCGCGTACAACATCAACTAGCGGGACACGTGTTGTAGGCTCGTTGTTGTTCACTCATACGCTGACTGACACTACCAAGTCAACGGCTGGCCAGATCACGCTCACTGCTACTAACACTCCCAGCGCTGAAGCAAGCAACCTGTTGCTGGAAGCCGATGAGATCACCCTGTCGACGCTTAATGGTCCGGTCACGGCTGCTACGCTAAATAGCACCACCATCGACACTACCAACCTCGAAGTCACGAACATCAAGGCCAAGGATGGTACTGCTGCTATCGTCCTGACGGACTCTACTGGGGCGGTCGCAGTCTCTACAGCACTCACGGCTAATGGTGGTGCTGTGTTCAACGAGAACGGTGCGAATGTTGACTTCAGGGTTGAGGGTGATACGGATGCCAATCTGATTTTTGCAGATGCGTCTACGGATCGGGTTGGGATTGGGACGAGTTCGCCTACCAACACCCTGTCTGTAACAGGCTCTGCCAACGTCACAGGCAACGTAACCCTTGGTGATGCTACCACCGACACTGTGACGGTGAATGGGTATATAGGGGTGGGGGGTGCTCCGGGGGCATCTACGGCGGTTACTGTTGCGCCGACAGCGCTCACAGGAACCTTGCAATACGGTGTTTCAGCACAGCCAACAGGAACGTCTGCTGCAACGAATTCTATTATTGCGTTTGACGCATTTCCGCAAGTTGCGAATGCTGTTTTTACCGTAAACAACGTTTTTGGGTTATCTGTCAGGTCTGGAAGCAAAGGCGCATCAGCTACTGCTACAAACTGGTACGGTATTCAAGTTGCCGACCAAACC